TCCACTACACTTTTGTGGACGTTCATGCAATTACACATTTCAAATTTTTTATAGATAGTGACGAGGTTACTAACCAAAGAGTTACACTTTCAGCTAACAGTAGCCCAAACATGGAAGCAAGTCTGCGATGTGTTATACCGATTGGTGGAACAGCAAGTACAGCAACAGGTAGACAGGCAACTTGGACTACTGCAAAAACACTTAAACTGCAATTTAGAGCCTATGGTACTGGCAACGAGGGTAAAATTTATACTAATACTTATTGGGATGGTGCAGGAACTGCCTACTTTAACCAACCAAAAATGATTATTACAGCCTACGGATAATAAAAATGACTGACACAGCAGAAGAAAAATTGGAACAGTTGCGTGTTACTAGAGATGTTCTTTTGTCAAATACAGATGTATGGGCATTATCTGACCGCACTATGACACAGGCGCAAATAGATTACCGTCAGGCTTTGCGCGATATAACTAACAGCTATTCTTCATTGGATGATGTGGTCTGGCCTACAAAGCCATAAATGTGATATGATACGGACAGGAGATAACTATGGCTGGATTAACTGTAACATCAGCGGCATCTATTGACCCTGTGACCGTAACTGAATTGAGGGCATACGCTAGAGTAGATGATAGCGTAGATACCGCCCTTTTGACTTCATTGATTACTGTTGCGACAAACTGGTGTGAAGAATACACAAACCGCGCTTTTATTACACGAACACTCAGATTGAGCATTGATGGCATCTCTGAGTTTGACGTTCCATTGAAAGAAGGTATGTATACCGCGCCTTATACGGTTTATCTGCAAAATTATATTGAGCTTCCAAAGCCACCATTGATTGCTGTTTCATCTATTGTTTATTTTGATGACAGCAATAACCAATCCACATGGGATACTGATAATTATTATGTGGATTCAGAAAGCACACCCCCTCGCGTGGTCTTGAGGGATGGCGGGGCTTGGCCTACAGATTTACGCAATGCCAATGGAATACAGGTTACATACACGGCTGGATACGGAACAAGCACAACAGATGTGCCAGAGGCTATCTGTATAGCTATCCAAATGTATGCAACGCATCTGTATGAACACAGAGGGGATGATGAGGGCAGAGCCTTGAACAGTCCCGCGCTTATTCAAAATATCCTCCAGCCTTACAAGGTAACTCGTTTTGGGGTCAGTTCTCTGTCAACTAGATATGCGAGTTAATCATGGCGTTAGGCAAACATCAGCATAGATTAACCATACAGTCTCGCTCAAGAAGCTCAGATGGTGGCGGGGGTGCTTCCTCATCATGGTCTGATGTGGATACTGTATGGGGCAGTATAAACGCCACAGGAGGCGGCGAGAGGGTGTTTGGCGAACAAATAGAGGGTAGGAGTACCCACAGCCTCGTAATACGCTTCAGGCGCGATGTAACAGCCGCTAATCGTGTAAAATATGCCTATGCAGTGGGCGGAACTAACTATGAGCGTCTTTTTAACATAAATCGTGTTGAAAATGTAGGTGAGCGTGACCGTTACCTTAAACTGTACTGCACAGAGGGGGTAGCGACATAATGGCAAGAGTTCGCACAACTGTTGTAAGCAAAAACCCAAGATATAGAGATGCAGACAAAGATTATGTCAAAGATGCAAAACAACTTGTAGGTAGGGCGGCTAATCTTGTGAGAAACACAGCCGTAAGCTCAATAAATCAAGGTGCTAAGTCTGGGGTTACTTATACAAAGTACAATCCACGCCGCACTCACAAAGCATCAGCGGCAGGGCAACCGCCAGCTACAGATACAGGGTATCTTGTAAGCAATATAAGCGTTGTAATGGATGCGGATGGTCTAGGGGCATCTGTTGAAAGCAGGGCTGATTACTCAAGCCATCTTGAATTTGGCACTAAAAACATGGCGGCTCGTCCATATATGCAACCCGCCCTTGAAGAAAACAGGCCGAAAATTAGCAGATTAGCTAGGCAGATGGTGAGATACAAATGACCATACATAGCTGGGAACTACAAAAAACTGTCTATTCCGCCCTCACAGGCGCAAGTATTACTGATTACGCTGGTAATGCAATCACTGGTGTATTTGACGATTTGCCAGAGAATACATCCTATCCATATATTGTAATTGGTGAAGAAACCGCTATTGATACTTCAGCAAAAGACAAGGATATATTTGACCATACATTAACTATTCATATTTGGTCGCAATATCGCGGAAGGCGTGATATAAAAGAAATCATGGAACAGGTACATGATACGTTACACGACAGTTCATTATCTGTTACAGGAGCTTCAATGGTGAATATGAGACAGGAGTTTCAGACAACACTATTGGAAGGTGATGGGATAACACGGCATGGTGTCATGAGATTTCGTGCTGTTGTGTCGGATACATAAGGAGATTGTGACATGGCGGCACAAAAGGGTTCAGCCCTATTATTGAAAATCGGTGATGGTGCATCACCAGAGGTGTTCACTACTGTTGGTGGATTGCGTTCAACTTCAATCACAATGAATGAAGAAGCTGTTGACGTTACAACAAAGGACAATAACGGTCATAGAGCGTTATTAGCTGGCGGTGGAACTAACAGTGTTTCTGTATCTGGGTCAGGTGTATTCACTGATGCGGCCTCAGAGACATCTTTGAAAGATGCCTATTTTGCACAACAAAATACTAGCGATGGTTCATCTGCACAAACTGCGGCTTTCAACAACTTCCAGATTATTGTTCCTGACTTTGGAACATTCACTGGTTCGTTTATGATTGCATCTATGGAATACGCTGGTGAATTTAACGGTGAAACCACATACAGCGTTACTCTTGAATCGAATGGCTACATAACATTCGCGGCGGTGTAACATCATGGCTTGGGAAACTGTAACAGTTTCAGTCAATGGCAAAACCCTATCGGCTCATAAGAAGTCGGTAGGGGATGCCCTTGAGTGGACAATACCATGTTCTTCTGAATTAGAAGCGGGTGGTAGTTTTGAGTGTGAGGGTCAGTCTTATTCGGCTGAATCTTGCGTGGATGTCGCCAATCGTGGCGAGGTGTTAATTGTAAGGACACAAGGGGTCAAGAATGACAAATCCAAAACGCGGAGAAATAGAGATAGTTCTGGGGAAGCAGAAGTATCAGGGGAAAGTGACGCTTGATGTTGTAATGCGAATTGAGCAAACAACAGGGCAAGGCATTGTAAAATTAGCTACATCTCTTTCAGAAGGTGTATTAACAACCACTCAAGTGGTGTCCGTACTCACGGCAGTTATTCGCGCTGGCGGTAACGATGTCAATGAAAAGCAAGTGGGTAAGGATGTTTGGGAAGCTGGTCTGGCTGATGGTTTGAAAGTCATGGGGCAGATTATAGCGCAAGTATTAACGGCTGGCGGAGATATTGAGGGAAACGAAGTCGAGGCGGAACAACTACTGTAGACGAACTGCCGTGGGATGATTGGATGGGGATTGCTTTAGGTAAAATGAACATTTCCCCAAATGTCTTTTGGGATATGAGTTTTCCAGAGTTTTATGCCGCCGTAGAGGGTTTTGCAGAGTTTCATTCTGGTGGACAGCCGCCGCCGCTAACAAGGGATGAACTTGATGACTTGATGGAAAGGTATCCAGACTAATGGCAACTACTGTAGATACCCTTCTAGTCCGTATTGAGGCTGACCTTAGTGATGTAAGGCGCGGCCTTAGAAATGTTGAGAAACAAACTCAACAGGCGCAAAAGAGCGTATCTCGCAGTATGGCCTCTATGGGTACTGCTATCAAAGGTGCGCTTGGCGTTGCCGCTGTTGGCATTATCGGCAGATTTATAGCGCAAAATGTGAAGCTGGCATCCTCTGTTGAGGAAATGAGAGCCAAATCATCTGTTGTTTTTGGTCAATTTGTTGGTGATGTACGCAAAGACCTTGAAGCATTTGGTGATGCGGTAGGCCGTAGCACATATGAATTAGAGGGCATGGCATCAAGCGTACAGGATACGTTTGTGCCTCTTGGGTTTGCTAGGGGTGAAGCCGCCCAACTTTCAACACAATTAACCAAACTGGCGGTTGATGTTGCGTCATTCAACAACGCATCTGATACCGATACTATGCAAGCGTTCCAATCTGCATTGGTCGGCAACCATGAAGCGGTGCGGCGGTTTGGCATTGTTATCACAGAAGCGGAATTGCAAGCAGAGCTTTTCCGCATGGGCATCAAGAAAAATGCCGCTGATGTAGATGC